GCAGTAATTGTATATCATCTGTTTTTTTGATGGCATCGATGATTTCCTTTTTCAATGAAGGATCTTCGAATATATCAATGAGTTTACGCAGGTCATTCATAATATATTATTTAGCTGCAAGCCCAGCGATTAGATCATTGTATATTTTATCGCGTACTTTAAGATATTCAAGTTCAAATCGATTACAATCTGTGTCTAAATTAGGGTTCGGAGCCGGAGCATACAAACTCAACCGTATTGAATTGGCCAATGCTTGTAGATTGTCCTTGTGTTGTTGTATGTCAATCACATGAATACAACTGCGGCTGGTGCGTAGAGCATCCCATAAGTCCAGTAGACGTTGTGCTCGATCCTGTGCGGGAGTCACACTGAATAGTCTTCCATGCCAGCAGTTTTGAGTTTGACCAAATGCCCCATGGAAAAAGACTTGGATTCTAGACCTTTGACCACGGCCAAATACTTGTTTCTGATCAAGGCCACTTCGTTGATAATTGTTTCCATGTCAACAACTTCGTCGGTGCCGTCGGTGTATTTTTCAGCATCACGACTACTCAAAGCACGATTGTAATTTTCAAGATATTTTTGAAAATAGGTTTTTCGAATTTTCCTTAGCTGAATATTGAGAAAGTTCAGTACCGCTTCGATCTCTTGAAGTTGATTGAAACGATGCTCGGTTATGCCCGGCAATTGACTTATACTCTTTTCCACACTGCCACGTATCTGACATTCACGACGAGCAGCGGCCAATTCACCCTCGTAATAGGCCATGGCATCGGGTATTTTGCCCAAATCTCTTACAATTTGATTGTACCACATTATTGGTCATAGTCTTCGTCGTAGTCGTCTTCGATGTCGCCGGCATATTCCTTGAATGCTCGCCCAAGAGCCGAATCAGTCTGACCAAGGTCTTTGAGCTCTTGATCGTTGAGAAGATCAACCATGGCACTCATGAGATTGTCCGCGGCTTCTTGCCGGTCTTTTTGAGGAATATACTGTTTGAGTATACTGTAAGCTTCGATTAATACTTGGCTATCGATGGTCATTTGTTTTTCCCACGTTTCAATGATCTAGATATAGTATGTATGATAGATTCGGCTTTGTCAATGTCGTATCTGGTTTCAATTTGTTCTTTTAGGTCTTGAATATTTTGATCCAACAGTTGTAGATATCTCAATAGTTTATCTATGCGATCTTCCAGTGACTGTAGTTTGTCGGACATTATACATCTTCGGTCATGTTCTCCGAAGTCTCCTCTTTGGTTCCTCGGTGTGGGTTAGCCTGAAAATCGGCCATAACCCTATCCAAGCTCGAGTCCTCATTTTTCTTCTTTATGTAATTTTTATGACTGGGGTTATTAATCCCGGATCTCGCTTGCCCATAGTTTAAAGTATTCCTAGTAGTACCTATATTTTCATCCAAGTTAAATGCTTGCCACCCTGCACAACTTCCGCGCCTCGGAATCCACCCTTCTCTTATAGCTTTTTTAATAGTATTAGGTGAAATACCGTGTTCTTTACAAAATTGCTTTAACCCACCACAAATATTGTATTCTTTTCCATCGGGGGCTATAAGTTTCCAGTTAACCGATTTATTATTTTCGTGACTCCTCCGAGATGGCCAATTGGTCGGGTTTAAATTTCTAAGTTCAGAAATCTTTTTACCTATTCTCACATTAACTTCTTGATATCTAGAAAAAATATTTCTTCCGCCGTAGTCTAAGTTAATATTCAATGGATCGTGTAGTACGTCATCAGTTATGTATTTTGTTTCTAATAAGTTCATTTCATTGTGACTAAAACCAAATTCTAATATTTCTCTTACCAGAGCAGCTTTTCCTTTTGATTTTATATAGTCGACTAAAACAACCCCTGATCCAAAATAAAGTGGATCAAGAGTTCTATGGCTTATTATTTTATGTTGGCCTATATAGTACCTACCATCAGGTAGTATAGTTTTATATATAAAACCATATGGTCGAGCGATATTAGACATCGGACTCCTCAATGATTGGTTCTTCAACAACTGGAACTTTTTTATGAAACTCAGACATTACTAAATCCATTATCCCATTGATATTTTTGTTCCATTCTTTTCGAAAATATTTATGTGTGTTATTACTCAAATCAACATAAACATATCTATTACCTTCTTTGGTAATGATTTGTTTTTTTTCAAATAAATCAAATAAACCACTGAATGGATCCATTCCGTGGTCGTAAGGGATTCGTAGTTCAACATCTTCAAATGGTTTTGAGTATCTTGTTTTCATAATCTTACAACCCGAACGAATACCCCGTACTTCACTTACTTTGTTACCTTCATCATCTTCTTTTAGTTTGAGTTTTTTCATTGCCACAACAATACTACTAGCGTAGATAAATCCCTGACCACCTGAAATATTAGGGTCCGGATTGTAAGGATCTTGGCTTGCATAAGTGTGGTTAGTTGCCACCAATCCAATATTTAAACTACCAAACATGTTGACACAGTTACGAACCAAGGCAGTCAATGCTTTGGGCTTACGTCCTAGATCACCTTTAAGGTCGCCGCCTTCAAATTGATTGACATCTGTGGGCGTTAACAGCATACCTAAACTATCCAATACGAATAAGACTTTGGGCCTTTGATCCTCGGGAATAGTTTTATACTCTTTGACAAACTCACTAATCATTTTGGCCACATCGTCAACCATGGCCATGTTCAATTTTAGCAATTGCCCTTCACTAGTATCTACCCCTAGTGCTTTAAGCCAATCTTCGTCTAAGGCATTTTCTGTGTCAATAAGAATAGGATAGATGCCCTGTTGTTGTGCCTGTCGAACTAGGTTACCCGAACAAACATAACTCTTACCCGAACCCGATTCTCCGGCAAATACCACAACCTTACCCAGTGGTACTCCCCTGTTGAAATCACCGGAAATTAGGTAGTTTAAGGCGTAATTTCCGGTACTAATCCAATCTGTAGGGTCGTTAAATCCAATACTGACACCTTCGATGCTCTTTGTTATGCTTCGACGAAATTTGCTCAAATCAAAGGGTGGAGCCATTATTTCGCTCCCTTACTGTATTCTTTGGGTTGTACCACAATGTCTGAGCGTCCAATGGCCTGTAGCCAGGTGTTTAATCTATGAATGATGACACTGTCATCTCGTGGATTATCAAAATTAATTGCACAGTCCATGACTGTGTCACCGCTGTTGTCTTCTCGAGAACTATAATTTAAGGTAAAGTTCTCATTTACCTTTACTGTTTTTGCCATAGTCAGATCCTAGTCAAGGGTGGACAAGGATCCAGGACCCTTGTCCATGCGTTTTTGTTATTGTTTTTGACGATTGCGAATCATTGCCAATATGTCCTCGGCTCTCTGGCTGGAATTTTTGGTGGTTGACTCTGCAGTCTTTACCGGAGCTGTGGGCACCACATCATCGTCATCAACATGATCCTCTACCGAGGATGCAACTGTGACTGTCTTGGCCACTGCGGATGAATCAGAGCTATTAGATACAACTTCAAACCCCGGAGGTTTATAGTATTGACCCCAACGTTGGGCATCATATTCCTGGCCATCTACTGACGCTTCAAACATGTCTTTGATCACACGCAACTCAACTTCACCGGGTTTTTTAGGTAGAAATTCGCCAAGATTAAACAGTCCATGTCGTTCTATCATGGCCATGTCTTCTGCAGACAATGCAGATTCACGACGTGCCCATTTACTGGTACTGTAGTCGGCATAGCCACCTTTGCTGGTCTTGCTGATGGTGAAGTCAAGACCCTGTTCATAATCTGTGGGCAGATTCTCTAGTTCGGGATCCATCAAGCTGCCTTTGATAAGGTTAAAAATTTGTGGACTGATGATAAATCTGCGTATGGGATTCTCAGGTGTTCGATCTTCTTTGAGAGGATTTTCACGGACAAAACCTTGGAAAAGATATGACTTTTTCTTCCAGTACCGACGACCCATTTCCTCAAGTGCCGGATCCTTGAACCAAGTGCGTACTTCGGCTAGAATCGGGCAAGGTGTGTCCTTGCCATACATTTCCGTACATGGCACCTGTACCACAACCGGACGGCTGTCGGCCTGACCTTTGATGCCAGCAAATGGCAGTTTGATCATGAGACGTTCAACCCAGAAAAA